CTGCCTGGTACATGATAACTGGGCCAGTATTAAAAACTTTATCCGCCGGCTATGGAAAAAATAAATCTTTATGTAGCGGTAGAACAGATGAAGCGGATTACCAGTTCCGGGGGAACCTTTTCTATCAAGTTCCGGAAATGGAACCGGCAGACACGGGACGGCGGCGACATGGTGATACTCACGGCCGCCCGTTTGAGGAAAAAGGCGACGGATGAAAGCATCGAAAATTCAAGCTATAAACTATTCCTGACGGACACCACAACGGGCCGGCCGCTGAATTGCTGGGAATGTCTGGTAATGGAGTTCAACGGGAAAAGAATAACGATTTAAGATTATGGAAATAAGACGAAGTGGTAACTTTGGAATTATAGATACCGGCACCGACAAGGGTTTGATCTCTTTTTCTATCGGTGGCCGCGGTAAAGGTTGGGAACCTTCCAGCATCCAGTTAAACCGGCGGGGGGCTTTCTTTTCGCGTAAGATCAGCGTAAACGGTACCTTTATCGTTCCCATGGGTGACAATAACGATATGCCGGGCGAGGTCATGCGTTTACTGGATAAATTCTACGCCGGTGAAGGTATTATGGGTAAAATAGCCGGTTTGCAGTGGGGAGAAGGCCCGCGGCTGTATGAGGATGCAATCGACGAAGACAATAACCGTTTTTACCGTCGTTGGAAACTCGATTCGGAAATAACCGCCGACCTGGAGTCATGGGATTACACGACGGTTCTTCACCGCTCACTCGTAGACCTGACACACATGCAGGGCTTTTTTATAAAGTTTGTCCGGAACCGTGCGCCGCGTGTGGGCAATCCCGGGCGTTTGGTACGGCTGGAACATATTCCCTATCAGAAGGCCCGCCTGGTATATCCTCCCGACGGCGAGGATGAACCGCAGGAAGTACTTGTGGGCGACTTTCCTTATCCTGATCCGGCTTATACTTACCGTTACCCGGTCTTTGATCCGGCCCACCCGTTCAAATATCCGGTTTCCGTGAAATATTATAATATCTATTCTTTTTGCAAGGATTTCATGAGTACACCGCGTTTTTTGGGTGCGCTTGACTGGCTGGAACTTGCCGGCGGTCTGGCCGCTATCCTAATCGCCTATAACGAAAACGCTTCGGCCATTTCCCTGCATATCGAATCGCCGCAGTCTTACTGGGACCGCGCGGAAGCACGTATAAAACAGGTTTGCGAGCGTACGGGCGAGAAATACACGGCCCAGATGCTGGAAGATTTCAAGGACGAAGCTATGGAGAAATTCGCCTCCAACATTACCGGAAGGCAGAACGCCGGAAAATACATGCACACGACCAAATTCTGGAATCCGGAAGCGAATAACTTTGAGGGCTGGACGGTGGAACCACTGGATAAGAAGATAAAGGATTATGTGGACGCCCAGATTAAGATATCCAATAAGGCGGACGCTGCCGCCACTTCCGGCTTCGGTCTTGATCCGGTACTTTCAAATCTGATTATAGAAAACAAACTTTCTTCCGGATCGGAGAAATTATACAGCCTGAAAGTGTATAACGCTTCTGAAACGGCTATTCCGGACATGATCCTTTGTAAGCCGTTACAGCAGTATATTAATGCCAACTTTCCGGGTACCGCAACGAAAGTAGGGCTTTATCGTACCATAGTGGAAGCGGAACAGAACGTTTCACCCTCTAACCGTATGAAAGAAAATGCGTAGTCTGTTTTTTACACCGAAACCGGAAGATGTGCCGGAAGAACCGGTAAGCGACCGGCAACCGGAAGAGAACCGGGCCGATAACACCCCGGATAAGCATATAAAGGCCCGCCGGACGAAAAACGTTCATTTTGACCGGCGGATAAAATCGGAGCTGCACCTGGAAGAGTGTTTGCCCTGGCATTTTGAGAAAGGGGCGTCTTATCACTGTATCAGTCATGGGGACGTTGACAGCCTTACTTATCTTCGTGTGATCGTGAAGCAACAACCGGTGGAATATGTTCTGATTTCTACCTGGTGTATGGCAATTACCGATGTTAAGGAGGTGGAGAAATGGCTGGAGAGAAAAGACATAGGGCACGCGGATTTTTATGTAGGTGAAATCTTTCAAGGTTCCTACGCGGATGTTTATTTATACCTAAAGAAGGTGGCGGAACGTTTCGGATCACGTGTCTGCATCTTCCGTAATCATGCTAAAGTAATGGCCGGTTTTGGTAACGCTTTTGATTTTGTAATAGAAAGCTCGGCCAATGTGAACACCAATCCGCGCACGGAGCAGACCTGTATAACGATAGATACCGGGCTGGCCCGCTTTTATAAGGAGTTCTACGATGAAATAAACAATTTCACAAAGGATTTTGATAATTGGAAACCATATACATTAAAAAGAGACCGAGCAAATGACGAAGTTATTTAATAAAGGCGGTGACGGTGCCGGTGAAATAGTCCGTGTTCTGGGATTGATCGATAATGATCTTGATTTTACCAAGTGGGAACCTATCTTACCGCTGGGTATTCGGGATTTACAGGCTATCATCGGAACGGAACCCATAGACGCGGTAGATAAGTATTACCGTGAAGATCATGCGGACGGTACGGAACCGGACGGCATGGCGGAAACTTTGCGGCTGATGCAGCAGGCGGTGGCAATGTTTACCTGGTTAAAGGTCATTCCCACTTTAGACGCACAACACGGAACGGCCGGACGTGGCAAACACCTTGGAGAGAATGAAACGGGTATGACCGCCTTACAGGAGTTCAAGGATGAAGAGAATATCCGGAACCTGGCTTATGAAGCCGTAGACGCGTTGGTGGAGTTAATGGACCGCGAAAAGTTTGATTTCTGGATGAACGGCATTAAGAAAAAGGCTATAAACCGGCTTCTAATCCAGAATAAGGAAACGTTCGATGAATATTACAATATCGGCAGTCACCGGCTTTTTCTGGTGCTTATTCCTATGATCCGGGAAGTCCAGGACGGGCAGATAATACCTGTTATCACCCGGAACCGTTATAATAAACTGATTGAAGGCGATACCGTTTTAACGGAGAAATTGCTGGAGTATGTACGCCGCCCGCTTGCACTTCTCACCATAAAAAAGGCCGTTGAACGTTTACCGGTGGAAGTTCTACCCAATGGAATCGTACAGGTACAGCAGAGCACAACCGTACGGGATAAATTGCGGGCGGAAAAAGAGGCCCGGCAATCGGTTGCTAACAGTCTGGAGCAGGACGCGGCGGCTTACCTGGATGTATTGCAGGATATCATCAGGGAACTGGATGCGCAGTCGGAAACGGTGGATTACTATATACCGGGTGTTACCGTACAATCCAAAGGAATAACCTTTTAATGTCCGGACATGGAGAAGTTTACATATAATAGTAAGACGGCGGAGGTTCCTTCATGCCTGGATGAAGTCAGCAGTGAGCAGTACCGGCAGTTTCTTATATTGTCGGTACTGATGAACCGCGGTACGATCAGCCCCGGACAGTTCCGCGTAAAATGGCTTTCTTTCCTTCTGGGCATGAAAGCGGATTACACCATGTACCGGCGTGAGATCATCCGGGAGCTGGACGGCCAACTGGAAAAGCTGGACGGCTTTTTCTCTTATACGACCGGTAAGGAGGGCGAGCGGATCGTTACGCCCATTCTGAAAACCGGGCGTAACCTGATGCAGGATTTTGGGAGCTGGCATGGTGTCGGTGACATGCTGAACGGTCTTACTTTCGGTAACTTTTGTGATTGCCTGGATTTGTTGCAGCAAAGCAAGCAGGCGGCGACAGAAAAAGACGAACCGGCTATAAATGAAATCTTCCAGGATATCACATTAAAGCTTTACCGGTACAAGGACCCGGAGAAGATGCCGGCCGTTCCTTCCTTGCTTGCCATTCATGCGGTAAACTTCTTTTCCGCTGTTTGGGAAATGGTTCTTTCCGGACCGGTTTATATTGGTGGTGAAGATATTGACTTTCGGATATTATTTCAGAAGTTGGCATCCGAGGACCGGAAGGCGGACGATAAAACCGGCTGGACCGGAATAGTCTTTGAAGTGGCGGCTTCCGGCGTGTTCGGTAATAAGAAGGAGGTGGACGATACACCCTTTTGGGATGTATTACTTTATCTGTATAAATGTAAGTTTGAGTATTTACACCAAAAACGTAACAAGAAATGAGAACAACAACAGGAACAAAAAACAAGATTAAGCAATTTGAGGGGCTACGCCTGAAAGCGTATGTATGTGCCGCGGGAGTATGTACGATCGGTTACGGTCACACAACCGGCGTAAAACCGGGAGATGTTATCACCGAGGCCCGGGCCGACGCTTTCTTTGAATCGGATATCAGGGCGGTAGAAAACCAGGTAAACGCGCTTCCCCTTCATTTGGGACAGTACCAGTTTGACGCGGTAGTAAGCTTTTGCTTTAATGTAGGTATCGGAAAATTCAAGAAATCAACGCTTTATAAGAAGATCAGAGCGGATGCGTATGAGCCATCCATACCGGCAGAGTTTAAAAAGTGGATATACGGGGGCGGTAAGATTCTTCCGGGGCTTGTTACCCGCCGTGAATGGGAGGCGAAACGTTATCAGGGATTGACGATATGATAGATATAAAGGTTTACCGTGAATACTGGGAAGGCGTACAAAAACGTATTCCTGAAATAAAGAAGGTGCTACCCGTTACCATTGACGAGGAAATGAGTAAGACGATACAGGGGCTATCAAAAGAAGAATGTCCGGTGCTCTTTATTCTGATTCCGTCGGGAACGGGTGCCAGCCTTTCGGCTGACAATGTGAGGGAAAATAATTTATGCGTTATTTTCCTTATGAGCAAGTACGATCCCCAACGTAAAGGGGCTTATGAGACTATC